GGAAAAGTTAACTCCAGTCAACCTTAACATAACATAATCGTTATGAAAGGAGACCCATTGTCTTTCCCCATCATGACTACCCATATCAACGGTAACCTTGTCTTTTCTACCATTTGGTCGGATAATATCCCATACTGCAACTTCAGGGATACGATTGGTAAAATGTCTAGGTACCATAAGGTGATGTTTATCAACGAAAACTCCGTTGATTTCATACACCTTATTTTGATTTTGTACGCATACACGAACTTGGTTGTTCGATACACGTGAAATCAGTTGATCCGTAGTCATGGTTGCGGTTTTTCCTCCTGCTGTATTACCTGCTAAGCCGCGGAATACACTCCAAATAGATTTCTGCTCCATCTTCTCTGCAGCTTCTTCTGGGGTGTCGGCTTCTAAAGCTTGTCCGTTAAAATGTAACGAAGACATCTTCAATAGGTAAGTCAAGAAGAAAATCCCGGTTCCAAACAATGCTACCTTTTTCATAAGCAACGTTCTGGAAGTACGGTTGATCAAGGTGCGCCATGCTTGACGCATAGCACGATCTGCACTATTTGCCAATATCGTTTCAATAATGACGCAAATAGACATATCCTTGATATACCAAACTTCAAAACAAGCAATGAGAAAAGATAGTACCTTTGGAATTGTTCCGTCCATCAATGCCAAGCAATATGGGACCCATAACAAAATACAGACCATAAGGCCGATAAACTTTTTCAAGTTACCGCCACTATAGATCCATACTGAAAGAACCCACCTAGGCATTGAAGAAAACACAATCCAATTTTTCCATGAAGATTGTGCGCGTAACATGTTACCAACTTCTGGATTTTCATTAAGAAGACGTTGAGCCTGTTCTACATCAGTCTCACCATTTTCATTTTCAGTTCCAAAAAGTGAGTCATACACTGTATCTACAAATGCATGACCCTCGTATTCTTTACACGCACAATGTTCGGAAGGCATCTTACATTTTTCACAACACTCTGCGATATGTTTTTTGCGCAATTCCAAACTCTTCTCTTCACGTTCATAATGTTCCTTAGATTTATCTTTGAAGAAAGCCAAAAACTCCTTCATTTCGAAAAATCTTTTTCCTGATGGTGATTTAACGAGCTCCATTTTGAAACCTTCGCCATTGTTTTGGGCGGGGTCTACAATAATGGTCTCTTCAACGGTAAATTCCCATACAGGTGGATACATCATACCCGGAAAATCTTTGGATACTTTGTCGCCGTCTAGTTGAGTAGAATTTCGTTTGCGGTATTTCTTTTTAACCACGAATTCTACTTCATAACAGAAGCGACGATGGACGGATCCTGGATTGTGACTCTCAAGTTTAGCATTCAATCCTCTATTATTGGTAGTACCAATAACAACTTTAGGCTTCATAAGTACTTTGCCTTTCTCAGCGACATCAGCTTTTACAGCTGCTTGCGCCACGTTGTTAATAAGAGAAATGATTAAATCGCTAGTACGTCTGAGATCCGAGCCACCTTTACCTACTTTACCATTCGCAATATCATCAAGCAAGATACCAAAGGTATTGTTCTTAACTTGATCATCAAATTTAGAATTGGTGTTGTAGGTAATGATGTTACACGGAGCGCATTCGTATCCATTAATCTTGAGAATCCATCCAATCATGGCTGGAGCAAACCAACTTTTGCCAACAGATGAATTACCATGAAATAAA